AAGCCGCTTGATTTAAAAGTTATTAGCGGTCAAAAAACAAACGAAAACAATTTAACTTTAAATATGGTGGATAAAAATAATACTTTATACAACTTTATAGGTTGATAAAAAATTTAATAAATATCATTATGCCTATAAAATTAAATATTTTACAACCTGTTAGAGGTAAAACTAATGATAATATTATATATAGAGATATTAATTTAGATGTAAATACCGGTATTGTTAAAGGTGAAGATGCTAACAGTCCTGAAAATTTAAAAGATTTAAATACTTCTATAAATTTTGAGGCTATCAAAAATTCTCTAATAAACTTGATTACAACCTTTCCTGGGCAAAAAATTTTAAATCCTGAGTTTGGTATGAACTTTGGCGATTTACTTTTTTTACCTGTATCAAGAGCTAGAGCTAGAGTTATAGGTGAAACTATAACCAATACTTTAGCAGGATTTGAACCAAGAATTCAACTTACTGAAATTGAAGTAATATCAGATCTAGAACTTCAAGAATATGAATTAAACATTACTATAAATATACCTGAATTTGACAATAACCCCCTTAATTTAAAAGGTAGACTAAACAGATCTGGTTTTTATAGTTACTAATTAAATATATTTATGGCAGATAAAAATTTAACTGATTTTAGTTTATCAAGAGATAGTTATACTGCTTTTGATGCCAAATCTCTAAAAGAATTAATTCAAACTAGATTGAATGAAGGGGGTATTTATACTGACCAATCATTTGAAGGTAGCAATATGTCATCAATTATTGACGTAATTGCATATAGTTACCACTTACTTTTATTTTATTTGAATCAAACCTCATCAGATTCAATGTTTACGGATACAAGTTTATATGAAAATATGAACAGAATTGTTAAATTAATTGATTATAAACCTAAAGGTTATCAAACTTCATTACTTTCATTCGATTTAAAATCTAGTGGTTTATTACCGATTGATACATATACCATAAAAAGGTATAGTTATTTTATAGCTGGGGGAGTTTATTATTCATTTATAAATGATAGTACTTTTAACAAAACAGTACCGGGAGATCAAACTTTAGGAAATTTTTCTAGTGAAAATATATTAAGAGAAGGTCAATATTTTGAATACCCTGAAGTTTTAGCTTTAGGAGAGGATTTCGAAATTATACCACTAGCAGTAAAAAGTAATGATGATAATGTTAATATTAATATAGATAGTAGTTCTATAGGTATATATGTACAAGATAATAATACTAAAAAGATAGTTGAGTTTAATGAAACAAGTAGTTTATTTTTAGAAAATTCAGATTCAACAGCATATGAAAAAAGATTAAATGAAAATGGTTTATATGAATTTAAATTTGGCAATGGGGTCTTCGGCAAAAAGTTAAATGCTGGTGATTCAGTATTAATATATTACATACAATCATCAGGTGAAGCAGGAGTAGTATCCCCCGGTGTATTAGATGGAAATTATTTAAATTTATATGTTACTCCTCGTTTCGATAATATAGGTCGCAATATTTACAATAATACATTTAATTTTATAACCCCTCAGCAGATACAATATTTAGCATTTTCTAATACTTTACAATCTACAACCCCAGTAGATATAGAAGATGTTGAAAGTATTAGAACTAATGCATCTAAAAACTTTCAATTACAAAATAGAGTTATAACAATAGATGATTATAATAATTTTCTACAGTCTAATTTTTCACAAATTTTAAAATCTTTTAGTGTGGTAAATAACGATCGTTATGTGGATGAATATTTAAATTATTTTTTAAATATAGGTCTAAATAAACCTAATGATGATAGTAGAGTTTTATTCAATCAAGTTAATTTCAATTCTATTAATCAAACTAATAATATATATCTATTTTTAGTTTCTAAATTTAATAATGTAGATAAGAATGATAATCTAAATTTTGTATCTACCTCTCAAAAATCCTCTATTATAAATACTTTTAAAGAAAAACAACAAGCAAATATTAATATAGTTCCTGTTGATCCTGTATATACTGCATTTAGTTTAGGGGTAAGAACTGGAGAGAATGAAATTTTAACTAAAGATATTTCTGAAGAATCATTTTTAGTTATTTCAAGAAACGTATTAAGTAACTCCAGTACTCAATCAATAAAGCAGAGAGTTAATAATATATTTGTAAACTATTTTGAAAGTTTAAATTTAAATGATTTAGTGAGTTTAAAAGAAATATCTAATCAAATTTTTAATATTGAAGGTGTAGAAAAAATAACTTCAAGACGTATTAATAACTCAGTTGCTATTAATGAAGTAGATGGTATAAGTCTCTTAGTATATAATCCTATATATTCAGATAATGATATACAAATAATTGGTAACGATTTAAAATTACCATTTTTTAAATATCCTTTTTTATCTAAAAAATCAATATTATCTAATATAATTATAGAGAACGCATAATATGTCTTACAGCTTCAATAAAGATTATAATACACTATCAGGTATATATATCCCGTTGAATATATATGATAATAGATTTCAAAAAATATTAGGTGAATCTCAAAATACTTCTCAAGCAGTTGTTTATACTGGTAATTTCGGCGGTGTGTATGCTATACCTAATTTTCAAACTGCTGATGCATCTATTTCAGATACAGACTTTTTTATTGATTTTGGAGATGGAACTATAGTAGAAAATAATTTGTCAGCTTTTCATACCTATAAAACCTCGGGAAATTTTCCTATTACATTAGTGGTTACAAATAGTGCAGGTAATTTTTTTAGGGGTAAAGAAAGTTATATAGTTAATATTAATGACCCCGTACCTGATAAAATTTTTTTAACCCAAAGTGCAAATACTCAAGATGCATGTGAAAGTACTATAAAATTTTATATATCAAGATACAATAATATTGTTACGTCTCGCAATTTATCCGCTAATGATTATAGAATTAAATTAAGTGTACAAGGTAATTTAAATAAATTACAACAAGGTGTTGATTATTTAGAAAATAAAAATTTACAATATGAAAATAAAAGTTTTTTCTTTACCTCTCCAGACGAAAATTTTGAAATAATTGATAGTATAAAAACTAACAGTGAATTTATATATGGTAAAATGGAATATAGTGAAGAAGCTGGTAGTTATCTAAATTTATCAACTTTATCATCAGCTAATAGTCAGCTAGTAGGTACCTCAGGATCAGCTTCATTTATGTATTATGAACCTGGACCACTTTCAGATCAATTAGGACAATTATTAGTTATAACAAGCCCTGAAGCTGGGCAAAATATAGAATCAAATAGCTTTACATGTTTATATAAGTATTATCCTCAATTCTTAGACCCTAGTGCTGGTTATACAGTAGATCATGTTCATTTAATTCTTGATGGGGGTTCTGATGTTAGAGATTTAGATTTTGATGGAAGTTATACATTTACCGGGGTATCGTATGGGGATCATACGCTAGAAGCTTTTTTAGCAACTTCTGACCATGTTGAAATACCTGCATCAAGAACAAGTGTAACTTTTTCTACTACAGAAACTATATCATATACTTTATCAAGTAATAAGACATCAGTTAATGAAGGTGATACATTTTCAATTTTATTAAGTGCAACTGGTATTAATGATGGTACGTCAATACCATTTACGATTTCGGGTATACAAAATGAAGATATATCTGAATCTACCACTGGTTCTTTTACAATCAATAATGATATATCAGTCAAAACTTTTAATGTTGAAAGTGATCTTACTACTGAAGGATCAGAAACATTTACTATAGCTTTAAACAATGGTCAAGCTTCTAAGGCAGTAACTATAAATGACACATCTTTAACACAGGCATTTGAATTGTCAAGTAATAAAGCTTCAGTTAATGAAGGTAGTACAGTAAAAATCGCACTTTCTACGCAAAATGTTTCTTCAGGTACTACTTTACCATATACTATTTCAGGTCCAGGAATAAGTATTAATGATTTTGTAGGATTATCTACTTTAACCGGTAATTTTATAACGGATACTACTGACTCAATTACTTTAACATTAAGTTCAGATACTATTACTGAAGGATCTGAAACATTTACAGTAGCACTTAATAATGGTAAAGCATCAAAAGAAATAACTATAAATGATACTTCAGTAAGTACTTTTAGTTTAGGGGCTAGCACAACCTCAGTAAATGAAGGAGATAGCTTTACTATAACATTAACGACCGCAGGAGTTGCAGATGGTACTTCTGTACCATATACTATTACAGGTATAGAAAGTGGAGATATTTCAGAATCATTAACAGGTAACTTTAGTGTTACGAGTAATACAGCAACTGCAACTTTTAATGTAAATAATGATGTTACAACTGAAGGGTCACAAACGTTTACTATAACTTTAGATAATGGTGAAGCTTCTAAGTCAGTTACTATTAATGATACGTCAGTAGAAACTTATAGTTTATCAAGTCCATTATATATTAATGAAGGTAGCAGTTTTAATGTTATTCTTAACACAGTGGGAGTAAGTGATAGTACTACTTTAAATTATACGGTTACTGGTATATCTTCAACTGATATGCAACAATTATCAACAGGTACATTTACAGTTGCTAGTAGTGCTGCAACTACATCATTTACTTTATCAGCCGATTTATTGACCGACGGTAATAAAGGATTTGTATTATCATTAGATAATGGTAAAGCTTCAGTTTCTGCATGTATTATTGATACGTCAACTAATCCAGAAACTGAATCATTAAAAATGTTAGAAATAAGAGGTCAGTCAATTTACTCATCTAGTTCAACCTCCTACTTTGGCGCTGGTACTAATGCGTTTAGATCCCAAGATGATATAGATATGTTTACGATATCTCAATATACATCTTCTTCAAATGATTTAGATACTTTACTTGATTCTGATACTTATGATGTTGTTTGGATAACTGATGTAAATTCTTTAAATTATACTGATATTCAATTTACCGCAACTACTATAGAAAAATTAAGCGGTTTCGTTACAAGAGGAGGT